AAGTTAAATGTTCTAGTGTAGTTAATCGTTTGTATATGCATAATATTGGTTTATTTTATTCTGGTTACAGTAGTAGTGTTGTCAGTAGCTTTAATCTTAAATAATTTATCTTTGTGGGCGTCTTTTTTCTTTAAATTGGATACCATAACCATTACTGAAGTGTATGGGTTATCTAACCTAAGATGTTCGCCTAATGTTAAATCAGCAACCTTACTGGAAACTGAATCGGGGGAAATGCTTCTTGCCATGTTGTGTGTTTTAAAACAAAATTAATTTAATTAATTTAATTAAAAAAATAAATTTAATTAAATTTTTGTATATTTGCATTGCATAAGACATAGTTAAAGGTTTAACTGGTTATCGCCCTTACGTTTTTACGTTGAGGGCCTTTTTTTGTTACCAATTTGGTTACAAGGTTCGCTAATAGTAAACTTTATCAATCACAAAAGTTACCTAATAAGGCAACTTTGAGCCGAAAATGATTTACAAACGGCTCATTTTTGAGCAATAAAAAACCCCATGTCATTCTAAAACATGGGGCAGAAAACTAATCTACAAACTATGATAACCACCGTAAAAATACAAATTATTTTTCAATAAATTTCTTTTTTACCAAGTTTAGCTTTGCCCTGTATTCTAGGATTAAGCCTTTTAGCTCATCTTTTGTAGGTTTTGCTGTTTGCCTAGCTGTTTCTCTTAAATATTCAACTATGGAATTATTTTCTTCATGTAATTTATATTCAAATTCTTCTATATTACCAGTTTTAAAGTAATTACATTCCATACATTGTGGTCTGCAATTTTGTTCCATCCATCTAGTACTTAAATTTGACCTGCCCATAAAATGACCACATTGTATTTCTGCAATTGTATGTTTTTTACCACAAGTGTAACATTCAACGATACCTGTTTTATCTGCATATCTATTTCTAATGTATTGACTAAATACATGGTCAAGGTCTTGGACTAAATTTTGAAAACTTTCAGTGTCATCTTCAAATTCTTCCATTCTTTTTTGAGTGGAATGTACTGTAGCACATTGTTTACACATTTTTTTTGAAAACCAATAATCAATATTGCCACAATTAACACAGCGTTTTTTCTTTGTTATTATTGTACTATTGTATGCCATCTTTTTTTATTTTATTTCTTTCTTGATTTTTAATTACTGGTTTATTTAATTTTTCTTGACCTTTTTTACCAATATATAACATCTGTATGTCAAAGTAAAAATCTTCTTTATCATCTTTAGTTAAATCAGGATGATTTTTAATCCTGTGCATTATTTCATCTTCGGTTATCCATCTTTCCATTTGTGTGGTTATTGTTAGGCAAAGCTAATTAATTAAATTAAATAAATAAAATATAATTTTAAAAAAATAAATTTTGTAATTTAAAATATTAGTTATTACTTTGTTCTTCAATCAAAATATTTATGGAAAAACCAAATGTCAAAGATGAGATACTTCTACATCTTGAACAAGAAGAAAGGCCATTAGCTTGGCTTTCAAGAAAAACAGAAATACCATACCCTACACTTTATTCTATTTTTATTCAGAGGATAATGAATCTTTCTGATACAAATTTAGCGAAGATAAACAAAGCAATGGATACTGATTTTATTAATGATTAATTTAAGAAAATGGCTAAGAGATTTACTGATACTGAAAAGTGGAAAAAACCTTTCATAAGGGGCTTACAAGGGGCTTATAAGCTCCTTTGGCTATATATTTGTGATGATTGCGACCACGCAGGTATATGGCAAGTTGATATTGACGTAGCACAGATAAGAATAGGAGAAAAAATTGATTTAAAAGAGGCTATTAAAAGTTTTGATGAAAAGATTATAATTTTTGATAAAGGTAATAAGTGGTTTATACCTTCTTTTATTGAATTTCAGTACCCTTCTGGTTTAAATCCAGACAATAGAGCGCATAATAGTATAATCATATTGCTTGAAAAAAATAATTTGCTAGATAAGCAAAATAAGCCCCTTACAAGGCCCTTACAAGGGCGTAAGGATATGGATATGGTTAAGGATATGGATATGGATATGGTTAAAGGGACAAAAAAAATTAAAATTTCATTTGTTGGAGAAGAAATTATAGAATATTGGGATTTATGGAAAGATTACAAAAGCAAACAATTTAAATTTAATTATAAAACAGTTCAAAGTGAACAAGCTGCATTTGATGATTTAGTTAGGTTATCTGGTAAAAATTGCGAAAATGCTATTGAAATTATAAAACAATCTATGGCAAATGGATGGAAAGGGCTATTTGAGCTTAAAATAAGCCAAAATAAGCCATCTTCTCGAAGAATTGATAATAAGTATCAGAACGAATTAGAAACCGCTAGAAACGCCTTTAAACCAATTTCTGAATAATGATAACAATTTTTAAAAACATCTTTTCTAAAGAACCAAATTACATTTCTGTTGAAGCCGCTTTAAAAAGAATACAAGAAGGTAAAAGTAAATTAACTGTATCTGAAATCAGAGCGACCATTGATAAAGAGAAAGCAAATAAGATTAAACTTAACTTACCATCAGTGTGTTTTAGTGGTAAATTTGGAGCAGATAGGACTGATGCACAGCTTATTGCACATAGTGGGTACATAGTTTTAGATTTTGACAATGTATTTGAGCTTAGAGATAAGCAAAATGAGATAATTTCACATCCCTTTATTTACGCTTGTTGGATTAGTCCTTCTGGAAATGGCCTAAAAGCTTTGGTAAAAGTAGCAAATGGTTTAAAACATAGAGAACATTTTCAAGCATTACAAGAAGTGTTTCCAGAAATTGACCGAAGTGGAATTAACCAAAGTAGAGTATGTTACGAGAGTTACGACCCCGAAATTTATATAAACGAAAAGGCTGAGGTTTTTAAGAAGATTAAAAAAACCGAAAAGGTTGTTATTTACGAGAAAAATGATGATGACCAAAAGATATTTAAGAATGTTTTGACTTGGTTGTCTAATAAAAACGAGGCTTTTGTTACGGGAGAAAGAAATAATTTCATATTTAAGTTAGCTTCAGCTTGTTGTCGTTTTGGTATTAATGAAACTGCAGCAAATTCTATGATTCATATGGAATTTATTACCAATTCAGAGTTTACAAAAAGCGAAGCGGATAGAGCAATACGTTCTGCATATAAAGCAAATTCAAAGAACTTTGGAAGTGCATCATTTGATAAAGAAATATTAGTTGATAAAGTTTCTAGGAAGGAAATTGAAGTTGAGAAAGCAGTATTTGATGAAGGGTTAAAACTTAAAGATGTTATTTATGGTATTGATGTTAAAGAACAAGCTTTAAGAATTTATGATGAAGGTTATGCTAAAGTAGATGGTATAGGTGTACCCGATTTGGATGATAAGTTCAAACCAAAGAGAGGAGAAATTACAGTTTTAACTGGTATTGGTAACTATGGTAAATCTTCTTTCAAAAAATGGTACCAAGCTATGCGTATAATGTTGTACGGAGAAAAGTTTGCAACATTTTCACCAGAAGATAATCCACCAGAAGAATATTACCATGACTTTGTTGAGATTATTTTAGGATGTGATTGTAGTCCCGCAAATCCACATAGACCATCTAAGCAAGTTTATGAATATGTCTACGATTTAGTGTGCAAGCATATATTTTATGTTTATCCTAAAGATGTATCGCCTACTCCACAATATGTGATGGAAGTATTTTTAGAATTGATAGTGAAAGAAAATGTAGATGGTGTAGATATTGACCCATTCAACCAATTGACAAATGAGTATCAAAAGTTTTCTAGGAGTGATAAGTATCTTGAATGGGTATTATCTGTATTCTCAAGGTTTGCACAAATAAATAATATTTTCTTTTGGATTATAGCTCATCCTGTTAAAATGGTTAAAGCATCAGATGGTAACTATCCTTGTCCAGATGTATTTGATTTAACTGATGGTGCAATGTGGAACAATAAGTTAGATAACATTCTTGTATATCATAGACCTTTTGCGCAAACAGACCCTAGTAATCCGTCTTGCGAGTTCCATAGTAAAAAAATTAGAAGACAAAAGATTGTTGGTAAAAAAGGATTTATTTTATTTCAAATGTATTTTCAAACAAGAAGGTTTTTATTTAATGGATTAGATTCTTTGCAGAAGATAATTAATGATAAGAATATAGTTTTAAGACCAGATGCGGCAGTGCAAAAAACATTTGATAATTGGACACCTTACAAAGATGATAATGGAACAGAAATTAATTTTTAATAATAAAACAAAACACAATGATTAGAATTTCAGTAATCGGCAGATTAGGACAA